ATCCAGATGCACGCCCACCGGATTCACGCGAGCCTTCGGGAGCGCAAGGTCTGCCCCGAGTGCGGGGCCGTGGGCGTGCCGCTGAACCTGAGGACGGGCCTGTGCCCGAAGTGCACCGCCTTTCAGCACGTGCAGGAGCAGGCGGCGCTCAGCGAGATGCTTGCGGAGGAGCGCATGCAAGCGTGCGATGGCAAGGTCTTGGATGAAGCAAAGCGGGAATACGACGCCCTGCGGCAGCGCAACTCGCGCTTTCGCAGAAAACACGGCTTGGACGTAAAACGGACCCAGAGAAAGGGCCTGAGCGGCCAGAATGGTGATGAGGCGGGTGATTTGTGACACGGGCATAGAGTTGCCCGCATGAGAAAGACGAAGCTGACATACGAGATGGTCGACCGTGCCATCGCACTGAAGAAGGACGGCCTGTGCGACGCTGACATCATCGCCGCGTTGGGCGTCCACCAGTCCACCTTCTACCGCTGGCTCAAGGAGCCGGACACCAAGGTGAAACGCGCATTATGCGAGGGACTAAAAAAAGCGGAATCGGAGTACAAGCGCTCGCTCCTGGTGACGATCCGCAACGCGGCGATGTCCCGGGCCCAGTACTGGACGGCCGCCGCCTGGCTGCTCGAAAGAAAGTACCCCATGGAGTTCGGGCGCATGGAGCGCAAGAACGAGGAGGACAAGGACGAGCCGGTCCAGCTCACCCTTGGCCTGGAACTTGAAGTGATGACCGACAACGACGAGGAAGGAGGCGCCGGCGATGGCGGTGACCAAGGTTAGCGACTTCGTGATCGAGCGCTTCCATCCGGTCCTGGCGGACGTGATGGCCCATGGCCACACGCACTACTGGTTGCATGGCGGGCGAGGATCCACCAAGAGCTCGTTCATCTCCGTGTGCCTGGTGATGCTCGTGCTCGCCTTCCCGCACACCAACGTCGTCGTAGTGCGCAGGTTCGGCAACACGCTTCGCGACAGCGTCTTCCAGCAGATCCTATGGGCAATCGAGGTCCTGGGGCTTGAGGGCGTGTTCCGCTCGAAGGTGAGCCCCATGGAGATCGTGTACACGCCGACCGGGCAGCGCATCGTGTTCCGGGGAGCAGACGACCCCTTGAAGCTGAAGGGCGTCAAGTTCACGAAGGGGTATTGTGCAGCGGTCTGGTTCGAAGAGGTCGATCAGTTCGAGGGCCTGGAAGCCGTTCGCAGCATCTTGAACTCGCTTCGCCGTGGTGGCGATCGCTTCTGGATCTTCTACTCGTACAACCCGCCGAAGACGATGTGGAGCTGGGTGAACGTCGAGCTCCTGGAGCGGAAGAGGCGCGAGGACACCCTGGTTCGCGGCTCGTCGTACCTTGACGTGATCGACTCGCATCCGGAATGGCTGGGAGCTCCGTTCATCGAGGAGGCCGAGTACCTCCGCGACACCAACGAGCAGGCGTGGCGCTGGGAGTACCTGGGCGAGATCGTTGGCACCGGCGGCGCGGTGTTCGACAACGTTCACGACGCGCACCTTTCCGACGACCGCATACGCGGCTTCGAGCGCATACGCAACGGGGTCGACTGGGGCTGGTTCCCGGACCCCTGGCGGTTCGTCCGTTGCGCCTGGGAGCCTGGGGCGAGGCGGCTTCTCGTCTTCGAGGAGCACTCCGCCAACAAGATGATGCCGGCGGACACGGGCAAGATCGTGGTCGACTCGCTCACCTTTGCCGATGAGGCCGGCGGCGAGCCTTACTTCCACGACCAAATCGTGTACTGCGACGACACGCCGGATTCCAAAGTTCAGATGGCGACCTGGCGGCGCGAGCTCGGGATTCGCGTACACGCGGCGAGGAAGGCCCGGATGAGGCGGCTTTCCTACGAGTGGCTTGCGGGCCTTCGGGAGATCGTGATCGATTCCGAAAGATGCCCGCTAACCTTCGCGGAGTTCACCTTGAAAGAGTTCGAGCGCGACAAGGAAGGCAATTGGATCGATGAAATCCCCGACGGCAACGACCATTCCATCGACGCCGTGCGTTATGCGACCATGGACGATGCTTTGCGAGGTGTGTGATGGCGCTTCACCTTCCACACCTTCGCCTTCTGAATCTTCGGAATGATTACGCAATGGCGCAACCTTTTCCCATGCAAAACGGGGCTCGGCTTCGCTTTCCAGATCTTGAGCCTGGAACAGGGCGGCGTTTTCACCAACTTCACCATGGAAATGGGCTGGGTCTTCACCTTCCAAAATCAATGGTTGCGCTGTGGCGATATCTTCCGAACCTTCACCTTCCCATGGAAAACGGGGCTGGTGATGGGCGGGGCTTTCTCCGCTTTCTCCAAAAGCGAATGGTTGCGCGTGGGCGAGACCTTCCACGCCTTCACTTTCCCATGGAAAACGGGGTTGGTGATGGACGGACTTTTCTTCACCTTCACCTTCACCTTCCAAAACTTGACGAACGGGAGATAGCGCATGAGCAAGATCGATGAAGTCGACTACTGGGTGCCGGAGCATGTGCGGGAATACTTGCGCAGCATGGGTTTTCAACTTCCCCTTGAGCCGATGGAGAGCTATATACGCAGTTGGCATGAGTGGATGCAGGCCAGCGGGAGCTTCTATGACTATCGCGATTCGGATGGATTTGGCAGGATTTACGAGGTTCATAGGCGCTCGATCCATCCGGCAATGAGGGTTTGCAGGGAATGGGGCTCGCTTCTTCTCAACGACAAGACGCAGGTGGTTTGCGAGGACCAGGCTTGCACGGACTGGTTGCAGGAGTATTTCACTCAGACCGGGTTCTTCCCATCGGCGCAAGCTACCGTGGTGCGGGCGTTCGGCATGGGGACCGGGGCCTGGGCGCTATGGATCGATGCGGGCAGGAAGGACGTCCGGATTCGTCGGTACGATGCACGAATGGTGATTCCCCTGAGCTGGGATGAAGAGCGCGTTACGGAATGCGCTTTCGTCACGCGGGCGTTCTACCGGGGGCAGGCCGTGGACCAGCTTCAGATGCACCTTCTTGGTGGTGATGGGGCGGAAACTTCCACAGCTTCACCTTCTACACTTTCCCAATCCTTACGTGCGCTGGGGCTTTCCTCACCTTCACCTTCCCATGGAAAAACCGGCACGGCACCTTCGACATCTTCTCCTTCCCATGGAAACGCTGGCGCAGCTTTGCTTTCACAGTCTAATGCTGGCAATGCTTGCGGCGTGGCGTCACCTTCCTTGCCTTCACCTTCACATGGAAAAGGCAAGGCGCCTTCGAAATGGAAGGCTGGATATGGTTGCGCTGGGGCGATACCTTCCGAACCTTCACCTTCTAAATCTAATGCTGGCGCTGCAACGCAAGCATTTGGAACGGATGGTTGCGCGCAGGCGTCACCAACTGACACTTTCCCCACGTACAAGATCGTCACGGTGCTGTTCGACGAAGACGGGAACGAGATACAGCCGGAAGGGATTTGCGCGGAATACGATACCGGCTGCCCTTTCCCCACCTTCTCGCTCTTGAAGCCGGCGATAGAGAACACGCGCGTGGATATGTCTCCGTACGGGCAATCGATATTTGCGGACGCTATTGATGCGGTTCAGGCGGTTGACCTGGCTTTTGACGCCATGATCAATGAGGTGGACGTTAGCAAGATGCGCGTGTTTCTCTCGGATGTGCTTTTCGACAAGGAGAGGGACGGCAAGAAGAGGGTTTCCATTCCCTTCGGAAAGCAGGATTGCACGGTGTTTCGCAAGGTCATGAGCACGGAGGATATGATCCAGGAGTTCGCGCCTCCGCTTCGCACTGCATCGCAAGTCGAGGCTTTGCGGATCTCTCTGCAGATGCTCGGGGACCTTTGTGGGTTTGGCATCACGTACTTCGACTTCGACAGTACCGGGTACATCAAGACCGCCACAGAGGTGTCGAGCGACAACAGCGCGCTAATGCGCAACATCGCTCGGCATGAACATGAGTTGGAGCAGTCTATCGCCGGCATCGCACGGGCGCTTCTCCACATCGTGCGTGGCTTTGGCGTCGAGCTTCCTTGTGAGGGCGAGATTCGCGTAGATTTCGATGATTCGATCATTGTCGATACCTTCCAGGAGAAGAAGCAGGACTTGGCCGAGGTCGGCGTGACCATGACGATTGCCGAGTTCAGAGCGAAATGGTACGCGGAGTCTCCCGAGGTCGCGGAGGAGAAGGCGGCTGAGCTGGCGACGATTTCCAATGCGTAGCCTTCGGCATTTTCCCATTGATGGCCAGAGCATTCGCGGGTCGCCTGGCTTGGTCTGAGCGTCTTGGAATGGGCTATCATTTACCGGAAACGAAAAACTTTCACCACTGGTGAAAGTTTTTGGACGGAGGCAATATGGACGAGATCGAGAGATCGAAAGTACGCGAGCTCGCCGAGGATATCGCGCAGCTTATCAACGACCGCCAATATCGGGCTCTGAAGCAGTTGAACACGGGCACCATCGACCTGTATTGGTCGATTGGCGAGATGATTTGCGAGCGTCAGGAAGCCGAAGGATGGGGCAAGTCCGTGGTCAAAGGGCTTGCCGAGGAGCTTCAGAAGAAGTTTCCAGGGGCGAAGGGCTATTCAGCAAACAACCTGTGGCGCATGCGCGGCTTCTACCTCGCGTACAAGGGCAACGAAAAACTTTCACCACTGGTGAAAGAAATTAGTTGGTCCTGCAATCTTGAGATCATGGGCAGGTGCAAGGACGATCTCGAGCGCGAATTCTACTTGCGAATGGCTGCGCGTTACGGGTGGACTAAGCGCCTTCTGGCCAACTACATCGAAGCCGGCGCTTACGAGCGGTACCTTCTCAATCAGACCAACTTCGAGGAAACGCTTCCGCCCGAGCGGCAGTCGCAGGCGAAGCTCGCGGTCAAGGACGAGTACACGTTCGACTTCGCCGAGCTCACGCCGGAATACTCCGAACATGAATTGGAGCTGCAGCTTGTCTCGCGCATTCGCGACTTTCTCACGGAGATGGGCGGCACCTTCACGTTCGTGGGCAACCAGTACCACTTGAAGGCTGGGGAGCGGGATATCTACATCGACCTGCTGCTTTTCCACAGGGGCTTGAGATCCCTCGTGGCGGTGGAATTGAAGGTCGGCGAGTTCGAGGCGGAGTATGCCGGCAAGATGCAGCTGTACCTTTCCGCTCTGGACGACCAGGTTCGCCTCCCCGACGAGAATCCCTCCATCGGCATCATCATCTGCAAGAGCAAGGACAGGACGTACGTGGAATATGCCCTCAGGAACTCGGCGGCGCCGATTGGCGTGTCGACGTATAACCTGAGCCGCGCGTTGCCGGACGAGCTGAGAGGGCTGCTGCCTTCGCCCGAGGTCATCGCCGAGCGGCTCGCCACCTTCGAAGACGACGATCCCTTCGGGGGCGAGGATGCGTAGCCTGGTACCGGATGGCGATTACTTCGCCTTCCTGGACGCGCTGCGCGACAGCGGCGAGGTGAACACGGTGCTGGCAGCGACGTATCTGGTGCGGGAGTATCCGAACCTTCGAACCGAGGAAGCGAAAGCCATTTGCGCGGATTGGCGGGCCACCTACCACGAGAGGCGCACTCGGCCGGTGCGGTGACCGCCAGGCATTCTCAAGCGCTGTTTTGAACCTGCGAACAGGCGCGTTATTGAATTTCATAATCACATTGAAACATGCACGCATGGCGTGCGTTAGGACGGGTGTGTCATGAGCAACGAAATCAAAGCAAAGGACATAAAGGAACTTCTCGAAGAGACTATCGAGGACGTTACGAACACAGCTAAAGGTGTTGTCGAGGTCCAGGGGACGGAGCTTTCGACCGGGCTTAGTAACCTCGATGAGGTGCTCGGCGGGCTGTGGCCTGGCGAGCTCGTCTGCATTGCGGGGACGAGTCGGGCGGGCAGGCACACGCTGGCCTGTCAGATCGCGTTCGCGGCGGCGAAGCAGGGTGCCACTGTGTTGGTTGTCTCGACCGAGACGAGCGAGAGCCAGGTCGCCATGCGGGCGCTCTCGGCAGAGGCTCGGGTGGACTTCTGCCGGCTGCAGGCTGGCGAGCTCGACGAGGACGATTGGAAGCGCGTGGTGGATGCGGCTGGAGAAATCTCCAGCTACGACCTGCACGTGTGCTGCAGCCGGGACGTCGGCATGGACGATGTCTTCGAGCTTGCTGGACAAATCCTGGAGGGCTGCGACAAGGGATTGATCGTGGTTTGCGGCATGAGGCGGATCGCCGAGGGCTGCGGGCGCGATGCGTGCGGCCTGCGGCCCAGGTGAAGGAAATCGCGGTGAAGATGGGCGTTTGCGCGGTGGCCACCGTCAACGTGGCCGAGGGCATCGCTAGGAGCATCAGGAAGGGCGGATACGACTCCGGCGATATCGGGATAGCGTCAGGGAGCGTCGAGGACGAGTGCGACGCGCTGATGTTCCTGGACCGAAGCGTCACTCCCGAGGAGGGCGCCAAGGCGGACGCTCCGGACTTCGGGACGGCCGTCGTGGCCGTGGCCAGGAACGCTCACGGGTCCTGCGGGCTCGTCAGGCTCGCCTACGTGCCGGAGTACGGGCGGTTCCTGGATTTGGTGGACGACGAGGCCGAGCGGGTGTGACGCTCGCTCTGGGAGCGGGAGCGTTCGCGACGGTCGCCGATCGGCACACGCCAGCTCCGCCGTGGCGGCTGCAACCCCACTTCGCATCTGCTGCCACGCCTGCCAGCCATCGGTGACGCCGTGCGCGGACAGCTGAGATAACGTAGCAGCCCACGCGCCCCCACCTGCGGGCTGAACCGGCGCCCAAGCGGACGTGACCCACGGGGCGCACGGCGCAAAGCCGACAGCCTTCCGAGCTGCCGCGCACGACGGACCCGGCGCTGCGTAGCGTGTGAAGCCGGGCACCAGACAAGACGCGAAGCGGCTTGGCTGGTCGGCGGAACACGCGGAGCAGCGACGGGGCCGGCGGGCGCGGCAGCCCAGTGACGCTTCCATGCGCCGTGCGCCCCGTGGGGCACGGCCGCCCGGTGAAGACCGCAGGTGGGGGCGCGTGGGCTGCGGCCAAGCCGCAATGACGCAGCGCGCGGTGGCACCGATGGCCGGCGTGGCAGCAGATAAATCTTTCACGCTGCTAGTGGATTTACGCTGTTCCGCGAACGCGGGCTTCCGTCATTCATCCTGAACAGTAAGTCTGACGATTATAATGTGCATATTCGGAGAACAATCGGACGGCGGAGGTCGATGGGATTTGCCAGCAGTTGATAGCAAAGGGCTCACAGCCTCGAAGCTCAACAAGAATGATGAGTGGTACACGCGATTCGAGGACATCGCAGCAGAGTTGCCACGCTATAAGGAGCAGATGCGTGGAATGCGCATCATTTGCCCCTGCGATTGGGACGAATCGCTAGACGAGGCGCTTGTCTACGCCTCCGAGGAGTACGTAGCCGGGAGCGACCTGTTCAGCCCGGGTGGAACGGTGAAGGTCATCGACGCAGGCGCGACCGACAAGAGGATCATGGCCGATATAAACGCCGTGAAATGCAACTTCGTGAAATTCCTCATCACACATGCTGAGGATTACGGTATCGAGGCTGTCTCGGTTTCCGGTTACAATCCCGCGACCGGGGAGGGCGTGCGTTTTCAGGACATCGACTACTCGAAGTATGACCTTGTGATTACCAATCCGCCGTTTAGTCAATTTCGAGAATTCATCGACACGATGTTCGCCAACAGGTTAAAGTTTCTGGTCATCGGGCCGAAGACAGCACTTACATACAAAGAAACTTTCCGATATTTCAAGAGCAACGAAATGTGGCTAGGCTATCAAACGGAAGTTTCTGACTTCAATACAATTGACGGTAGCGCAGTGCGATCGCCTTGCCTGTGGTATACGAATCTTGACGTCTCTTGCAGAAGAGACCGCCTAATCCTTACCGAGGAATATAATCCCGAGACTAATCCGAGATATGCGAACTACGATGCTATTGAGGTTGGAGATTATCGCAAGATTCCGTATGATTACGCAGGCGAAATGGGGGTTCCGGTTACCTTCCTAAGGAAATACAACCCAGACCAATTCGAGATTATCGGTTCGGCCCGTACGATGAACGTTCCCCTTCCCCCTGATTTACCAAAGCGTTTTAAGAGCAGCGTACGCTTCTACATCAAGCTACCCGATGGGGATTACAAGAGTACTTTCGATCGGATCGTGATCCGCAACAAGCATCCGGAGGTGCCCGATGCATCGTAACACCACCATGACAGTCGGCGAGCTCTACGAGCGAGTGAACTCCGGCCACATCAAGAGCGACATCGACGTGCAGCGCGAGATCGTATACGACGACGAGAAGCAGCGGTTAGTAATCGACTCGCTGATGAACGACATCCCGCTGCCAGCGTTCTACTTCTGGGAGCCGGAGGACGGCATATTGGAGACGCTCGACGGCAAGCAGCGCATCCACGCCATTACGCGATTCTTCCACAACGAGCTCCAATACAACGGCGACCTCTACGTGCAGACCGACCACGACGTGCAGGACAGACTGCGATCGGTGGAGCTGTCGTGCATCGTGTGCTCAGGCGACGAGCAGCTGAAGCGCGAGATATTCAGGCGCATCAACACTCTGGGCGTGCCGCTTTCCAAGTACGAGGTGATTAACGGCCTGTTCAACGGGGAGTACCTTCGCGGACTTTCGGCCTACGTCGCCTCGGACAAGGGCGCCATAAAGGTTCTGGGGCCGAACAGCCGGGGTAAGAACCAGCTTCGGATTCTGGAATTCCTGCAGCTGCTTCACGACCGCAAACCGAGCCAGCAGAGCATCTACGAATGGGTCTCCGAGCGCAAGGACGCGTCTTTCGCGAACGACCAGCGCAAGGTTGACCGCAACATCGACTTCATTGCGGCCATTTTCGATGACATGAGCCTGCTCGGCATCTACTTCGACCTGTCGATGCGCTACCTGAAGAGCCAGAGCCTTTGGGTGCAGCACAAGAAGGAGATAAACAAGGCGATAAAAGCCTACAAGAAGTCGGACAACTGGAAGCTTACCGCGAGCAAGGCGCAGGACATAGAGGACATCGTGATGGCGTGCGTCGGCGGCATCGAGCTGGACCCGAGGCGTTTCTTCACGGCAGAGCAGCGGGAAGAACTCCTGGAGATGGCGGGCGAGGAAGACGGGAAGTACCCTTGCGCCGGCTGCGGGAAGATGTTCTTCGCCGATGAGCTTCAAGCAGATCACGTTGATGCTTGGAGCAAGGGAGGGCGCACCGAGGTCTCGAACGGTCAGATGCTTTGTCGGGCCTGCAATACGGCGAAGAGCAATGCGTGAGGGAGCACGACAGAGGCCATAGCCGAAGACCTGAGGCGCTTCCATAGACATCACGTAGAGCAAGGACAAAGATGGACGAGTTCAGAAAAACAATCGATAGCATGGGCGACCTCATTGCCGCCGACTTCAACGCCGGCTACATGTCAAAAGATGAGGTGATTAGGCAATTGCAAAGTGCTTGGGACGAGTTCAGGGAAACAGTAGATGAACTACGGCTCATCAACAGAGCTTCACTGAATGCCAGAACCATGCTGCGCTTCTCTTTGGATTACAAGGCCTGGGCCGATGGGGGCGAGCCGGATTCGAAGGAGGGAGAGCCTTGGCTCATGCGAATAGAAGGAAAGTCCTGGACCGAGGCTTCCATTGAGGAGAAGGCAGCCTACTTCACTTTGGCGCGAGATGCTTTCATGCCTTTGTATTTTCGCGAGTTTCCGCCTGCTGACATGGAGGTTCCCGAGAGACGCATTGGGGGCCATCACGGAAACATTATTGGTCCGGACTTTGATTGCATTGACGACGGTGGATTGGCTGACTGCGAGGATCCGAGAGGCAAGCGATTTACTCTTGTCGATGCAAAAGGCCAGCATGCAATGATTCAAGTTGAAAGCAGAGCCGGATACGAGTACCGACCCGCATGGGAGAAGGGGTCGGAATACGCGGGACTCGTATGGGTAGAGGGTTATACGGTTGACGGTCTGAACAGCAAGGGGCATGTGGGGTTGCACAACGGAAAAGTAACCTCGATTAGTTATATCAACGATGAAGCTAACGAGGAGGCGTACAGAAGTTACCCCAGATGGCAACCTTATTTCAAGTGGTCGCAGGAGCATCCGCCACAGCTGTTGACACCGAGCTTCGAAGATTACGTAAACGACTTCATGTCTCAACGCGGAGACTGGGAGCCAGTTGCTACCGGGACATATTATTCGGTTTCTCAGCCTGCGTAAAACAGCTGATCACCTATGGCCATGAGCCCTATGGGGTCCGGCCGCGCCGCATGGCGGGGCGGCCGGAAATGTCTCGCCCGCCTTTAGAAGGCGAGCTTCTTATCAAATTGGGCCTTGCGGTTGCGGCGTACCTGGACGAGATTGCGCCTTGCGAGCTCGTCGCCGCGATTCGCGCGGGCCGCGTACCATTTCAGGATGTTATCGCGGCGCTCGGACTGCACGTCATCCGTGTCCTTGTTCCAGAGCTGAGCAACGAGGACGTGTTTCGCGCGGGCGCAGCCCATTTCGGCGGAGCGCCGATAGAGCTTCTGCGATATGCGCCCATCGCGGCCGATGCCGATTCCGTAGTCAAAGCAGATGGCCAGATTGTACATTGCCACAGCGTTGCCCTGCAGGGCGGCCTTCACGAACAGGTCGTAAGCCGTGCGGCCGGAAGCCTGCACGCCGGTGCCAGTTGCGTAGCAATGGCCTAGGATGAGCTGGGCTTCCGGGTTACCGCTCTCGGCGGCGGAGGATGCCCAGGTGAAACCCTCTTGGGGGTTGCGGGAGACGTCCCGCCCGGTGAAATAACGCTTCGCAAGCTCGATCTTGGCGGGGACGGTACCCCTCTCAGCTGCCTTGACGACGCTGGAGAGCTCTTCGCGGATCCAATTTTTCTTCGACATATCACATTCCTTTCATCCTGGCCGAGGGTATACTTCACCCCCGGCATTTACAGGCGTTTTGGAATGTGGATATGTCTATGGAACCTGATCCATGCGGGCTATAGTAGCACATTGTCCCAAGAACGCAAACGGGTATCTGTGCGCAACTAGGCGTGAATGCCTAGGCTTACTCGCCAAGAATGCATCCAGTGGAGCACCAGTTACGGCGGGTGTCATCGCCGAATCATCCAAGAAGGACGATTTCGGTTTCAACGGGTGGAAATTGACTGCTGTGATATTGCCGGACTCATAAATGGCACCGACCATATCGCCAGCAATTGCGCCAAGAGTCAAATACCATACCTAACCGAAGGTCGTCCTGCTATTACTGCTCGAGAAATTCCTTGCTGAAGCTTATCATGGCATCCTGCATTACTTGTTCCAAGTTCAATCCGATTTCGTTGAAGAAGCGCTCAAAATCCTGCTCCGTGGCGTCATCGCGATCAAGCAACGCGTGAAAAGCGTCATTCTGACTTTCAGTGAACCTGCTGAATATTGCAAAGCCCACTTTATCGTCGAGGTCCTTGCAAGCCTGCTCTCTAATTATGGCGAGATCGCCAGTGTCGAATGGCGGAAGGGCCTTGTACTTTGCTGAGATTAGCGCATCTACGAGGGCGGCCAGGTTTTCTGATCCTATTAAGAATTCACCCACGGGAGGGCGTTGTAAACAAACCGAGGCGGAATCAACTGTGGCTACATTAGGCAATTCGTAGCTATCGTAGGTGAGTTGAGATTCGTTGGTTAACTCAGACTTATCACCGCAATAAGCATTACTAACAATGGCGCGGTAAATAATGTGCACTGTGTTGCCCGGCCAAATCGTACCGAGCCTGATGCCCGATTCGGCTATGGCATCAGAGAGCTTCTCGGGTGATTCCGACTTGCCTGCGTATTTCCTAACAGTACCGGGCATCAGTTCCATTCCATTTGGTAGGCTGTCCTTGATCGTCGCGTTGAACAGTGCGATATCTCCATCATTACGAATTGAAACTTTAAACGTCACTTCGTCGCCGAGAGAAGCGAATACCCGCTTACTGAAAACCTCGCCGCTCAACGAGACTGCCTTCTCGACAGCACCGCCAAATCCGTTTCCTATCTGGCGCCACTGTCTTGCCTCTATAACATACGTCACATAGCCGCTTGACTCTCGGCCCGTATCACCTGGGATGATTCCATCAAGCTCCTTGCGACCGATAAGCGAGCCTTGCTTGCTAAAAAGGTCTTCTGGCGACAAAGGGATTATGCTTGGCCCTAAGTGCAGCGTTGCGCTGTTTGCTACGTAACGCAATTGGACTGGAGTATTCGACCACAGGTCGCAGCCATCCCAGACCGAGGGGGGATTGGTGTTTGATGATGAAACTTTTGCCGTAATTCCGTACCACGCATTCGGGGTCATATACGCCGGGAAAGATGAGTTGATACGAGTGTTGTACGCGACACCACTCTCGCCTGCAATTGTCGTGTCGTTCTGATAGTAGATGTAAACTTCGTATCGCTTGTCCGGCTCTACTTGTATTGATTCCCGATAAGGCACTTTCGAGCCATATTCGCCTATTCGGCAGAAATTCCGCTCGTCACCTACGCCAGAATTGTTCGTGATTGAGTTAAATGTAGGATATGGCGCAGGAGATTCGTTTGTAAATGTTCGCCGCTTCGGACCCCAGCCTACCCGTTTGGGAGTATCCGGCTCCTGTGGCATTTTCCCAGCTTCATAGACACCAGAATTGCTTTCGTCGGACGATTCCACCGAAGGCGCCGCAAACGCTTGAATCACAAAAGCAATCACTGACTGATAATTCTCGCCACCTGGAACTACACCATTCAGCTTGTTGAGCCCCATGAGGGTGCCATCCTCGCTGAACAAATGGGAAGACAGAACAGATCCGCTCGCTCTCCAGTTATTAAAAATACGCGATGATCCCGCTACGTAGCGCAACGAGACCGAGCCATCCTTGGCTGTCAGGGGTATCGAGCACCAAATCTTGTTCGGATTGGAGTTTGAGGACGAGATGGTGGCTCGAATCTCACCTTGAGAACCAAGGGGGATTTTGTCGGGAAAGAGGCAAGAAAGGCAAGTTGCACAAGATACCGCCTCATGATTATGAGAGCTGTCATTATGCGACGGCGAAGCGTCATTGTTCACATAGACATAAACCAGATACTGATTGCCCTGCTCTATCTCGGCGCTTCTTCTCATCGTAATTGTATTCGGTGAGATTTTCCCGATTCGCACGAAGAAGCGCTCATCTCCCACGATGGGGTTGTCGATAATCGAATTGAACGTGGGCGTGGGAACCCTCATATCCATTGCCAAATCAGGACGTTCTGGGCCAAAGGCGCAATTGGGCATATCGCCGGAATCGATACTGGCGTCATCAGCCCACGACGCCGGGTCGAATGGGTCGGCCATGCCGATGATTGCGTTCGGGTATTTTGACGCATAGACGCAGTAGGTAACGTAGCCAGCGTATTCTTCGCCCCCTGGGAGCAGGCCTGATATTTTGTTATAGCCAAGCAGTGCCCCATCTCCAAACAGATAATCGGGGCCGAAAGATGAACCGTTAAGTTTCCCGCGGTTGTGTATTATGGCCGTGCCGGGCACATACTGGAGATGTAGGTCCTGGCTCGAATGCATATATACGCCATCCCAGACAGCATTAGGCTCGATATCGGATGCGAAAATCGTAGCCTTTGCCACTTGCCGCTCCCCTGCTTTGAGAGAGGAGGGGAATGTTGATTTTACGGCTAGTCCATCAGCAATCCCGATTGCCTTTTTGCCAACGGTCGCTGGATCGGCACCGTTATGGTAATAAATGCAGATTTCGTAAATATGGCCGTGGGCAATTTCGATTTCATCGAGGTAATGCGGGTTGTTAATGTCGCGAATTTGGACGAAGCTACGCTCATCGCCGAAGGCTGGATTATCCGTTATTGAATTGATGGTGGCATACTGAGCACGGCTCGCCCATGTAAACACCGGGCGATTTGGCCCCCAAAGGGATTCTTCTTGTATTCCATTCCTGGATTCTTCAATTGGTTGCACAATCCCATCTTGCACCTCAGCATTGACGAGATTCCCGTGAGCGTTTCCCGATACAGATTTATCTGTGCTGTTTTGCAGAAAGATATCGCGCATTCCAGCATGGAATTGCTGCAGCATCTCCGAGACGGCCTCAATTGTGGTTGCATCGAATCCTGTCAAACTACACAGCTCTTCGAAATCCCTTGCCAGCTCAGTTATCGATCCACACCGTGAGGCCGGATCTCTGCAGAGCGTTTTTCGGGCAATCTCATCAATCTTGGCAAGGACTCTTCCGTGACGGTCAAAACGCAGGCCGTAGCGCTTCTCGTTTGCCCAATCGAACAACCCGTTCTTCAGGAGGCTGGCATCATCCGAAGAGCCATGAGAATGCTGCCAAGTTGGCGCACGTCCGGTCACGAGCCAGAATAGCATGGCGCCGACTGACCATGCGTCAGTTGCGGTAGACATCTCAGATGCCGGAGCCTCACCTGCAGCCCAGCTCTCCTGCTCTGGGGAGGACCAGCCAGCGGATCGAGAGACATACTCGAAATCACCAGATTGTAGACTTGACAGGTCTACTACCGTATCGAAATCGAATAACCGAGCATGCAGTGTGCCATCGACCTCGTACCAGTAGATATTCGAAGGTTTGGCGTCCAGATACAGAGCACCATGGGCATGAAAGGGTTCGAGGGCCATACAAACGGATTTCATTACCTGAGCTATCGAGTTCATGTCCAGAGGAGGATCTTCGGATAGCAAATGTTCACCGGCAAGGCGGGTGATTGCATATGAGGTATTGTTAGCCGTTCCGACCAGAGGCTCGGCGGTCGAGTGCTTACCCTGATCCCATTCATAGAAATCGCCGAAGCGGGAAGCTCCTGTGACGAACCTGCGTTCTAGCCTCCTGAACGAATCCTCGATGTCTGCAGGGATGGAGAGTGAGGGGCTTTTACGAGCGACAGAGATTAAGCTTCTGCTTGACGGGTAGAACTCCTTGATAATTCTGGTCCAGCCGTCGTTTCTTGTTGAACCCTCGACAATAGCCCTATATGCTATGCAACTCCCGCCACGCCCTGCTTCCTCTATGACCCGCAGGATCTCGGTACCGCCGTTCTCGAGCAAGACGGTTAATTGTCTTTCTTCTTCGGGGAATTCCGTGAGGGATACTCGGGTATCTTCAGCGTGCTTGGGCATATTCTGCCTGCTTCCTAAGTTCAAGCCTAATATGGATATTGTTTCGCCCAGTCGTGATCGAACGCACCTGCAAGGTCTTTTGCCACGCAGATGCGCATTGAGCCAAGAATGGTTCCGTCATTGTAATTCTTATAAATTCCTCCAAAATCTACTTCAAACTGAAACTCGCTATCAGGAAATCGTGGTGAGGATGCGTCGCTTTTGAAGAAGTCTTGCCAGCTCTTGGCAACAGCGTCTTTATCCATAGATGTCAGCACTGCAGGGAATACCGCCGCCCCTATCGCCTCGCCCTTCGAGTTAATTGTTTCTTCGTTGGCATCGGTCTCTTCGTAATAAAAATCGAAAACGACCCAATCGTCTTTTATCGAGCAGGTTTCGTCTAATTTCACTGTGATGTCGAGGTCTGGGTATCTGATAACACAATGCGAACCAGGCTTCACGAAAACTTCTGGATCATTGATCTCCGTCCCTGAATCGGTTAGCGATGCATGTATGCTCTTAACGAGTTCGGCGACCTTTGGATATTGGGAATAGTCGCCAAACGCACAACCCTTCCTCCCAACAAACGTTGCAGCAACTGAACCAGCATCGTCTTCATTTATCCAGACATTGCCATCTGTGTCGATAACTCGGTGCACGACGATTTCATAATCGCTTGCTTCATTGATATCGCCGCTAAAATCGTTTGAGAACTGCGATTTCCATTCATGGTTTTCACCGCCCGGCGAAACCCTATCGCTTAACGTCAGATATGTGACCGGTTCTGTTTCGGTCGCCTTTGACGATGTATTGTGCCCGATTATCTTGAATTCAACGGCAAGCGTAGTTACGTCGGACGATTGGTTATGCCAATCGATGTTTATGTATCTTGCCGTGGCCTGGGGCGAAGACTTATAGAAATTGACCTCATCTATGACAACCGGAATTTCCGATTCTGAATCCTTTCTGACCGCAAACTCACTGAACTTACCATCTTCGCTCGACCATGACGTACCGTCTGCGAAACTGATTCTATTGATGCGTAACGACAATTTGCTTGGTTCCGTTTCGAACTTGATGGGGACCTCGGTTATGTTTTGCGCGTTCCTTTTTCCAGGTTCTGCTCCCGAGTCCTCCATGAGTCTTATCTCGAAGGACTCTTTGCCGTCGGCCACCATCTGGGATCCTTTGCTATCAAAGAATCTGACGGTGACCTCCATGTAATCGACGGTTTTGCCGCTTTGGTTCTGCCAGTTGACGCATAGGTATGGATGGGTTATCGAGCCGTAACCGCCATTTGCGTAAGCGAAATAGTTTGCGCTAAGCAGCTGCACCGGATCGCCGTTTGAGCATCCATGCAAGCAGAGTGATAGCAAAACGACCGAAACGAGCATGAGGCAGGCGCTCGTCGCTCGTTTCAACACGCTATTTGGGCTGTTTCCGCTAGGCATTTTTCGCCTGCTCTTCGACGCTCACTGGATCATAGCGATACTTTTCAGCTACGGCTTTAATTCGAGCGTCATCCATCTCAGGAGTTCGCGACAGTTCTTCGGTTAGAGAGCCAGGATTGGCGTAATAATCGTTGAAGGCACTCGCGCTGAAATACGGCACTGTAACCGTGGCGTCATACTCAGGGGTCTCCTGCGGGTTGCCGTTTACTGAGTAAACATTCTTGCATATCACATGGCATGATTTAGTCGGCGCGATAACGGTTTCGATTCTGAACGTGTCCTCGACGCGGGGGGAGGCATCGGCTCCCAGGTATTTGATTGCGGATGGTGCGGCATCAACATCGAGGATTCCAAACAGCGTCACGCTGTAGTCATCGCCGCCGCTGCCGACTCCCTGGGTGTAGAACGAAAGGCCAGCCTCATCCGAATACGTTACATGCCAACTGCCCAGGCTTTCTCCTGTCTCTCGGATGATTGCTCGTATAGACAGTAAACGTTCAGGAGCACCGGGATACGCCTCTTTAGACGCCAAAGACTTGAAGCTTTCAGGGTTGACGCTGAGCGATGCAGCCATCTTCAGGTCCCCAGGTTGATAGGCGATGGCTTCTGCGAGGACGCTCGACGTGCCGAGCTCTTCCAGTTCGATTCTGGTTTCTTGTTCATCATATTGCGAGGCGTACACATCAATTGTTACCGGATCGGATGCACCCCAACCGTTATTGGCCACATAAAGGATGAATCTGTTGTTGTTTATGGCTGCATCTGCAACGAATACCGGTTCTTCGATAGCCTCAAGGGAAATAAACTCCGTTGTTACGGATTCCACACGTGCGGCCGAATCGCCGTTGTTTCGGACGAATCCCACGATGGAGAAGGCCTTGTCCGTTTCGACCGAGTCGGACACTTCGGCAGATAGTTCGGTGTACGAGGACGTTGACCCCGCTGACTTGTAGCTTCTGATATCTGAAGCATATGCGTAGGCCGTGTTTGAAAAAGATCCGTTCGATTGTGGGTTGAACAGGAGCAGAACGCCGACTACTGCGGCGACGACCAAAGCGCATAGAGCCGCGATTGCTGGCTTGGGGACGCGTTTCTTGGAAACGGCTCTGTCTATGTGCTCGGTGAGGCGCCGCTCGGTGGCGTTGATGTCTTCGGCGATTTCTTCCTTTGCAGAGCGCACCGTCTCCCTTGTCGATTCGCTCTCTTCGGCTATGTGATCGCTCAAAAACTGATGATAACCCTTTTTTTCGGCCCAGTCGCTCAGCTCCTCAATCCTGGTTGGGAGTTCGCATGCCGACTGGAGGCGATGGGATGGATTCTCGACGAGTGTCACCCCGATGATGGCGGAAAGCGCTTTCTCTATCTTCCCGCCCCTGTCGAATGCGAGGCCATCTCGTTTCTCGGCGACCCAATCGAACGTGCCCTCTTGGATCAGCGAGAGGTCGCTTGCCGTTCCCAAATTCTTGCCCCGCGTCGGTTTCCTGCCGGTCACGAGCCAAAACAGCACGGTGCCGAGCGCATAGACATCAGACGCCTCGCTTATCTCCGAGACTTCCCAATCGACCTGCTCAGGGGGCGCCCACCCGGCCGAATACGAGCTGAAACGATACTTATGTTGTCTGAGGTCGGCCTTGCTGACCACGGTATCGAAGTCGAAAAGAAGCGCGTGCTCTGCATTGTCGTGCCTGTACCAATAGATGTTGTCGGGCTTGAGGTCGAGGTAGAGCAGCGGGTCGGATTCGCCGCCCTCGTCCCTGTGCCCATGGAATTTCGCGAGCGCGTTGCAGAGCGACAGCATCACGTTAGCGATACCATGCATGTCTTCTGGCGGCTCGTCCGTGAGCAGTCTGCCGACGGGCGGGTCCGACACGGCATATAGCGTATTGTTCGCCTTGCCAAGTTCGAATGGCCTTGGCGCCTCGTATAACCCCGTGTCCCACTCCCAATACTCGCGGAATTTCGCGGCGGTGCTCACGAACCTTTCCGCACGCCTGTCGAAAGCCTCCTGCTCGGATTCCGGGATTTCGAGTATTGCGGAACTGGTACCCCTCGATATTCCCGCAACGTCGGAGCCGAGAGGAAACAGCTCCTTGAGTACTCTCGTCTGCCCCGATTCGTCAACTGCGCGGTACGCGATGCAGCTCGCGCCGCGCCCTATCTCCTCCTCAACAGAAAGGGAAAGCGTGCCGCCGTCCTTCCCTTCGCGCTTTACTATAAGCGGATAGGACTTCGTTATGTCAATTAGGGATGTTCTGGTGTCTTCGGCCACCTACGCCCCTTTCGTTAAGTCCCCACCATGGGCTGCGAGTATAATCTTGTTTGCTAGGAGTTGGCACGTCATGCGTTTTCGGACGTTGCCGCAACCTGACCTTAATATTATACGACCGTGAGCTGGCTGCTTCTTGTGGCGCACGATAGGAAATGAGAATAGAGCGAGCGATGGGCAAAAAAGTGGACGATGTTGGCAAGGCTGCTACCGGCGAAACCACGATCATCCAGGAAGGCGACATCGAGATCTACGAAATCGAAGGAAAAGAAAGCCCCTTTGATCACGAAGTGATTCTCGACGCTGACGCGGCCATATCCTTGGATGAAGAATTGGGCGAAATCGAAGATGGCGGCATACTCGAGGAACTTGCGCAGGCTGCCATCAAGGAGGGATACGAGCTTCTCTCCGAAGAGGAGACGCTCGAGCTTTTCGAGCGGAGGGACGAGCACGGGAAAGCCGCCGGGGACGCCATTGCCGAGATATACAGACGAAATCAAGGACTGGTGAAAAGCATAGCCAGCCGATACCGTCGGAAAGACAGTTGGCTCAACTACAACGACCTAGTTCTCGAAGGGAACATAGGCCTGCTAATCGCCATACAGAGATACGATACCGAAAAAGCAAAGAAAGCCAAATTCTCAACTTACGCGTACGAAACGATTAGGGGTCGCGTCCTGAGAGCTCAGGCGAATGACCGGGATCCGCGCGTCATCAAGCCCTTCAGCAAGCTTGCCAACGACCTGCTCGACCTCACAGATGCTTTCTATGACGAGAATCAACGAGAACCAATTAGTGACAACGAGCTGTTAGACTTCGCCAGAGACTTGAGGAAAGAAGACGGGACGCCGACTTGGACTCCTGAGAGGCTCAAGCTTGCCACGATCAAGCTTAGGCAGAGCCATCCCGCAAGCAGCCTAGACGAACCCCTTAGCAGCGGCGAAGAGAGCGAAGACGAAGGAGGGGACGAACCGACACGGGGCGATTTCCTGAGCACATCTCCAGAAAAGAGCGCTTGCGACGAAGAGTCCGAGAAGATACGCGCTGAAAAGATCGAGGAGGCGATTGAGGAAGCGGATCTCGACGAAGAAACGGCCGCGCTGCTCAAAAGCTTCCTGAGGAATCCCGCCGGCATATACGACGATAGCGAAATTGCTGCGCTGCTCGGGCACCCGACCGAAGCCGAGTTAAGCCGTCTTTTGAGAGACGGCCTCAAGAACGGGCGGCTTAGGAAAGCACTTAAGGAAAAGGGCCTAATCGAAGCAGGGTAATCCAATCTGGGACACGGTTATTCCGCTCGCCAGATGGCGCCTCTGGACAATAACTCATAGCGAAGGGAAGCACCCCTGGAATCCGCATAAGGATTCCAGGGGTGCTCGTTTTGTCCGCAAGGAGGATACCATGAGCATGAATAGCCCGAAAACCAATGAGCAAATCACTCGTTCAATCGATTTGCTAAGGGAGTTCGCCGACAAGCAAATCAGGGCCAACGGCGTTCCCGTTGAGTTCCCCGAGAGCATCGCGCACCTTTCCGAAAAAGATTTTGGCGACGACGACAATGTATCGCGACTCGACCTGCGAAACCTTGAGTGCATGACCATAGACTGTGACGACACACATGACATGGATGACGCCGTAAGCTTAGAGGAAACCCCAAACGGATACCGGTTGGGCGTGCACATCGCGGATGTTGCGTCCTACGTGGAACCATGCAGCCCCCTCGATCACGAGGCCATGAAGCGAGGTGCGTCGATATATCTTCCCGACCGCACCATACCCATGCTTCCAGGCATATTGTCGGAAGAGCTATGCTCTCTCAATCCTGGAGTCGATCGTCGCGCCATATCCGTGATGATAAGCATCGATAAGTCCGGCAACGTTATTGCCTACTCGATATCCAAGACCCTCATTCGCTCCCGCCTCAAGGGTGTCTACTCTGAGGTCAACGACGTGCTCTCCGGGTGCGCCGATGTCGTAGTGGCCCGAAAATACGAGGCTGTCGAGTCCGTTCTGCGGAAGATGGCCGTACTCGCCGGAATTCTGCGTATCGGAAGGATGAAGCGCGGCGCCGATATTTGCGACGAAGGCGTTGCGAAGATCGTCCTGACCGATGGCGACATCGAACTCGAAACCCCCTATCGTGGTATTGCCGAGAAGATGATCGAAGAATTTATGGTGCTTTGCAACACGCTCATAGGCAAATATCTTGAGGAGAACCACCTGCCAGGGATCTACCGCACCCAGGCGGCCCTCGGCCGCCTCGCGATGTACGAGGCCGACGCAAACCAGCACGCAAGCCTCGGGGTGGAGGGCTACGTGCACTTCACATCGCCCATCAGACGCATGCCCGACTTGAAAGTCCATCAATGCCTGACGATGCATCTGAATGGAGTTTCGGCAGAGGCAATAGAGCTCTTCTTCGGTGACACCATCGGCGAGAATTCGGAGTTGGCGGTGAAGCGCTCCCGCAGGGCCAAGAACATCGAGTACGCATGCCGCAAGTACTGCTACAGCCTGTACTTCGATGACCACGCAGATGTCACGTTCACGGGGCATATGGTCGGGGAGGACAAGTCCGGAAACGGGCTTCTCGAAATCGACAACCTGCGAATCAGGGTGATTGCACCCAAGGGCCGGCAGCTTGTCGAGGGCTGCTTGTACTCTTTCCAGGTCTGCATACGAGGGTTTAAACGTACGGCGCAGGCCTATGCGGTAAGGCGTACCGCGACATGCGTCGCATAGACCTTGGACCTGGAACACGAAAATTCCGAACACAGTAGTGGACAGACGGAGAATCAACCCAAAGGGGCGTGGTGCTGGTTGCGCCACGCCCCTGCCTATTCAAAACGAAAAGATTACGGAAGGGGATGACGCCGATGACTTCCAACCACGCGATCGACGAGCCGGAAGCCAGACCGCCGCCTGGGCTCGCCCAAGCTCGACGACATGCACAGACAAATCCCAGAGAAAGGAACAAATATGGCAATCAACGGAACGAAGCACCGCCAGAGCGCAACCGACTTCATGCAGCGCTGCAAGAACCAAAGATGCGGGAAAGTCTTCTATTTCCCGCATGACTGCAACGGCAAAACCGTCGTCTGCCCGCATTGCGGAACCCGTCACTAAGGCAAGGGGAACAACGAGAAACATAGGAGGCGCCTATGGCCGATTATCCGAGTGTGCCCGCCCCCCGATTTGGGGCGGGCACCTCATGTAGCGACCGATTCCTTCGGGAAGACGGCAGAACTGAAAGACAGCGATTCAGATTCAGGGAAAGGAGAAAAGATGGCACATACTAACGTCCAATACACGAAGCGGTATTCGCCCGAGGAATGCGAAGAGCTTCTCACCAGCCTTGACGAGGAGCTCGAACGGCGCGAGGGGCGCATCAAGATCGCCACACGCGAGCACTGGCAGATGAAGCGATTCGTCTCTCGCGCAATCGGATTCCTCTGGGCGAAGCAGGTCGAACAGCGATCCGATGGTGTGTGCGACTCGCCCTACATCCAAGTTCTTGAGAGGCGAGCAACAACCGATCTCGCCGAACAATGCATAGACTACGACCGCCTGATAAACGACATCGGACACTTCATCGAAATCTGCCACGACCGTCTTAATGACCTCGGTGTGACGCTTGAGGCTGATAAGGCCCATGCCGAGGCAGAAATCGACCTCGATTTAGAAAACATCAGCAACTTGAGCAGCGACGTTCGGGCGGGGATAGCCGATCACGATCGTGGAGTGCTCGCCGGGCGGCGTCAGGCCAAAGTCCGCGCCACGAAGGACAAGATAGCAGCTTGGCAAGCCGTCCTCAAGCACGCCGAGGCCACCCAGGCTACTGCCATGGGCGACAAGCACCAGGCCGAGATGATGGTCAGATCAAATTACAGCCAGCAAGCGCAAGACCACATCAAGTGGGCGCTGCGCGGGAAAGGGCTTCGGAGCCCCTTCCTGCTCCCCGGGGCCCTGGCGGGCGTACCGGTGCTCGATTCCGAACAGGAGGTGGCGACATGCCAAAGCTGAACAACAATGCGCAGGAAAATCGGAGCAGCATACCCGAGACGGCATCCCGCATGGGCGCGGCAACAGTGCTGCATCCCGAAGACGTATTCGCGGATCCATCCATAGGACCCGGCTTGGTCTTACCTGACATGCCCGATTTCGAGGCTATTGCCGAGGAGCAGTGCCAGGCGATCGCCGCATACAGCGCCTTCCACGAGACCGCCATTGGCTTTTTCGCACCGCGACTCGACGAAGAGGCGCATCGATATTGCCTCGAGCTTCAGCGCGTTTACGAGGAGTACTCGTCGCACCTGACAACAACCTATCGGGCCGCCCTCGTGGACGAGCTCGAGCAGGTCAAATCCCGTCTTGCATCGATGCCTTACGCACATGACGCAAGCAATGGAGACGTTAAACCTAACAGAAAGGAGAAACGGCAATGAAGATGAAAGGCTACGTGTTCTCGAAAGGCGTCATCATGCTGATGATCGCGAACACGATGCTCGACTACAACGCAATTTGCGAATACTTTGACACCGAGCCCTTCAAGCTCGACCAGCTCGGAGTCGGCAACCTCTTGGGAATCGTCATCGCCTTCGGCGTGGCACTCGCGCTCTCCATAGCAGCCCAAAAAGCGGCCACATGCAAAGTCCAAGCACAGAACAAGCGATGCGTCGAATGGTTGGCTGTCTGTAGCGCCGCCTGCGTCATCGTGGCGGCCTTCCGCCTCAGCTACGAGGCTGCTAGCGCAGGTAGGAGCATCAGCGGAGGGGTTCTCGCGTCCCTAAACGTCGCCGACGTTTTCTTCGCGGGCATGATGCTCATGATGCTGGCAATCGAAGCGTATGCCTCGTATTCCGACCGTCTGAGCGAATATGAGAGAGAGGCGACAACGCTCATCGCCGCCGTCGAGCGTATCGAATCGGACCTCGCCAACATCGACGAACAGGTGATCTCGGCTGCGAAAATCGTGAACTCCCGAATCCAAGAAACGCTCTGCGCCGTTAATGCGGCGAACGAAGTCGTTTATGAGAGCGCATTGAATAGAGCTGGCGAGCTTCAGAGCTCGTTCGTGGGATACGTAAGCGAGGGCAAGAAAGCCCGCGAGGCGCATGAAAAAGAAATCCAGGAGCGGCTCGAAAAGATGCTGATTCACATTCCAGATAGAATCTCGGAGCCCACAGATGCTCCCGGCAAGCCTTCCCGAAAGCAGTCAATAGGCTACCAACGTCGCGATGCGGCAGTTGATACCGCCGCAATTGTAGCCGCATAAGAAGAATTGAAAGGAGAACACCCATGTTGCAAGACAAAAGAGACGGAATGAAGAGCCGTGCTATCGTAGCAGGCATAGCTATCGCGCTCTGCCTGGCAGTATCCGCAACCCTCGCAGGCTGCGGAAGCGGCACTGTCGCAAAAGCAGATTCCTACACGGTCGATGCGACTTCGCTTTCGACCGAGGGAATCGAGCCGACGGACACGGTCATCGTGTGCGCTGTGGGAAGGGGGCAGGCTTTCAGGCTCCCTGAAGGCGCCTTGGCCTATGCAAAGGCGGCCATCGAGGGGCAGCGCTACGTAGGGGTCGTCCTCGCTGACGGCTCGCCGAGCATAGCCGGAATGCGCTACGAGCTGACGAGGAGCACCGAGGCGGGGAGGGCGAAAGAGGTTCGCGGCAGCACCCAGGACTACCTCGACTACGCATGCTCGCTGCGCGCATCCGCCCCCGGCATCGACCTGCTCGAGTCGATGAACTCGGCGGCCAACGAGCTGAGGGCGAAGGGTACTGGGCCGATGACCATCTGCGTCGTCTCATCCGGAGTGACCGATGGGACGGCGGCCTCGACCCCCGAGCTGCTCGCTGCCGACGCCTCCCAAATCGTGGCGCAACTCGCAGCGAACGGTTCGATTGCCGACTACACAGGGATCACCGTCCGCTTCTACGGGATAGGCCAATCCACGGGGGATCAGGTGATTCCCGATTCCACCGTCATGTCCCTAAAGGCCTTCTGGCAGGCGGTCGTGAACGCGGGAGGCGGGGAGGCGGTGTTCTGCACTGACATTCTCACTCCGCTGGGTTGTGACGAGGATATGCCAAACGTGACCAGGTTCGACTATCCGGCTGATAGCTTGAACATACCCGCGCTGGCGCCCTCGCAGACAGCAGAAGTGGTGCTAGACGAAAACGTCCTAACGTTCGTTGGCGACAGCGACGCCTTCGCCGATGAAGCCCAGGCGCGAGACGTGCTGAAGAAGTTCGCAGATGCAATCCGCGGGAATGGATACTCAGTCTCGATAGCGGGATACACTGCCGACTCCCCCGCAAGGACGCAGGAGTTCCTACAGGACCTCAGCGAGCGGCGCGCAAATGCGGTTGCGCGAAGGCTCGTCGAATTAGGGGTTGACGAATCGTCCATCGTCGACGTCGAGGGTTTTGGACCAGAGGGTTCCACCTCGATGGCAGCGGGCGCCTTCGACGAAGAGCAGGCCAAGCTCGACAGGAAGGTTGTGCTCACTATCAGCGCTCCGGCGACGGCATGAAAGACGGAAACCGAGGAGGAGGTGCTAGATATGCTCCCTAAGAAATCTCACGAACCTGATGACGAAGAAGTCCTGGTCATCATCCACCGTTAGACGGCCCTGGCTTACCAAAGCAAGATCGGAGCATGAATCCGACATGATACAGCAATTCGCGATTGGCGTGGCCGGGCCGCTTTGACCGGCTGCGGCCACGCACGAAAGGAAGGAAAAAAGAAATGAAAATCAACTACGCAGCACTGACGAAGAAAGGGAAGAAAAGGAAGGAAAACCAGGACCGTGTCGCCATCGCAGGCAGAGTGCTCGACGATGGAAACGCCGAAGGCTCCGTAGACGGCGGTTTGCTCGCGGTGATCTGCGATGGCGTAGATGGTGCCTTCCCAGGCGCCAAAGCGGCATCAATGACCAGCGAAAAGTTCGTCGGCCTGGTAGACGAATCGAATCCCCCGCTGAGCATATTCAGGCAACTCGAACTTGCCGACAAGGCTCTCCGCAACGAATCCGGCGGAGGAATCCACGGGGAAGGAATGGCGAGCACGATTGCTGGAGTTTACCTGGATGACAACGAATGCATTGCGTTCAACGCAGGCGATACTCGCGTCTACGAAATCGACGAACGTGGCTTACGCCAGCTCTCCGACGATCATACCCGTGCACAGGCGATGGTCGACGCGCTCTTCGCCCGCTGCGCGGAGGAGCTCCCCACCAAGACTCAGCATACGATTACCCGCTACATCGGCGGCAGCAACGCATGCAAGCCTGCGTTCACGATGTGGCCCGCCGTTGGCAAAGACGCGAGAATGATTGTCTGCAGCGATGGTGCCTACCGATTGCTTGGAGAGTGCGGCCTCCAGGAAGCGCTAGACGGGAATGCCGACCTGCTAGCCTGCTGCCAGTCGGTGTACGAAGGGGCTTTAGCTGCTGGCTCGGATGACGACATCAGCGTCATTGTGTTGGAGAGGGCTGGTTAGGCTCCAGCCTTCACATCCTATTCTGGGAAGCTCTTGTTCACCACCCTGTTGAAGTACTCTATGGGGTTATAGTCGCCGCCGCCGTATTTCCGATCGAAAACACGGATGCTCTTCATCACCAACAGGTCACAGGGATCCGCTGGATACAGCAATGCAAGCTGGCAATCCCTTAGGACGGCGTTGAGGCCATCGTACTTGCTGATGAACTCGTCGTACCCGAAAGAACCCGGATCATCTTTATGCTCAATCCATCTAAGCGAGTAAGATAGGAAGTAAAAAAGCACGATGGCCTTCCGCGCTTGAGTGAGCGAGACTTCCTCGCCTTCTGACCTATCGAGATCCTGGATGTACTTCTTACACGGGAACCCCTCGAAGAACCAGAGCATCTTAACGCCGTCGCTCTTCCACGGAAGAGACGACTCCCTGGCCGCCTTTGCCCATCGCTCGCGCTTCACCGTGCCGTCAGAGTCCTCCTTCACATGTAGCTTTCGACTCCTTCCCCGGCCTAGTGAATCGTTCACTATCTTTTCCGGAGAAAGCAGCGCTCCTTTGGCGCCATGGCCCTGAACCAGCTTGTACGGACAACCTTTCCGCATGAACGAGACAACGAAATCATTCCAAGCGACTTTCAGGGATTCCAGCTCATTGTCGTTCTCGGAATCTTCCATGACTGCCTTCACGCTCTCGAGAAGCACGGTTGTTTCGACGCCCGCCGCAGCGAGGCTATCGCCAACCTCAACGAGCCACGTCTCGAGTTCCTTCAGGTAATCCTGCGGGTTCCGAGCGATGAGGTCGAAGCACAACCTCGCCTTGCATTCCATGTAGGCGTTCCAGACCGTACGGCTAGCGCCCGAAAAGCTACCGCTGTTCGCCCTCAGATACTCAGAAACGGCCTCAATGCCGCCCCTATCACCATCGCCAAAGGACTCTTTAAGCGCATTTGCCAACACGATGGTATGAACGTCGGCAGCTTCAGCTGAACCTTCGGCAAACTCGGAGCATTCCATCCGGTAATTCTCTATGATCCCCCTCGCTTCGGCATACGTCCGACCGAGGGAAAGGCAAAGGAAATACGCCGTTTCGGACGCGCTCCGCGGATTGAACGCACGCAAGCTGACATTGCCCGCCGTGATGAATCTGGCGGCATCCACGTCGTTCAGCCCGCAGGCGAAGCAGACCTTTATCGCATGCTCGTACGATGCGGCGCTCGTGCCCTTAGCCCATCTCTGCAGCGTCTTCCGTGTGGGCGAATCCCATTTTCCTTCGGGGTCTATAGCTGCCAATCGCTCCTCCAAGAAAGCTACGAGGGCTTCTCTGCCCTTGGCTGAAAGCGCCCGGATCTCGGTCTTTCCGCTTGGGAGCTCGACGCCTTCGGGAACTTGCTCGTTCTCGAGCATGTCGCCCTCAGCGGCAAAGCCACCCTCCTCCGCGGCGTCGAGAAGCGCCTTCTGGAATTTCTTGAAGCTCACCGGATCCTTGAGCATTTCCGTGAACTCATCGGGCTTGTACTCCTCAACGAGGATCTGCTGAGCGATCTCGGTTATCGTGCCCATTTGGAAGTCCTTTCATTTGCCAGAATTGTGCTTCACGGACTATTTTCCGCTGGTTAGACGTTTGCGCGTGGCAAAGCCGATTGTAGCAAACGGCGGGCGTATAATGGACAAATACGCTCAAGGTTGGGCAGCATGATGGTTATCACGGGTGAAACGAGCCTTTTATGACAGCAGAGATGGATTCGCGCATCATCGAAAGAGTCGTTCTGCCTTCGGCAGCTACAGGAGTCGGCCGAAGTGCCAGTTACGCACCGGGCTTCCAAGCTCCGGGACTGCTTGACGTGCAGAAGGAAAGCTTTTACGGCTTTCTCTCGTTCATCGAGACGGACTGCGATGGCAATTCGGGACTAAAAGACTTCCTGGAAGATGCGCTAGCCGATCTCAAAGCCGAATTCGAGGGCCTTCTCGGCAAGAATCTCGGGAGCGTCCACATTGACAAGATATATGTCGACCGATCGCAAGAAAACGCCTCCATGGAGGAGATGTGCCTTCGTTCGGGCAAGACGTATGAAATGCCCGTGCGCATCGAGGAGAATGCCGCTGAAAGCGGAGGCGGTGACACAGCCTTCTCCATCCCCATGATGACCCCGCGGGGCACTTTCATCGTAAACGGCCTGGAGAAAGTCATGATATCCCAGCTCGTTCGGGCACCTGGCATTACGTTCGAATGGGAGCGCAACGGCATCGGCGAGCTTGAAGTCGCCGACGGCAAGCCGAAGCTCAAGGCCGTGAGGATCGTTACCGAGGACGGCAAGGGTCCTTGGCTCAAGTTCGAGGTGGAAGACGGAATGCTCTGGTTCTCCGTCTGGAAGAAGGAGCCGGCACCGGCTACGGCGTTCTTAAAGGCCTTCGGAATCCATCTTTCCGCTGACGAACTGGAGGGTACCGTCCTCGAAGAGGACATCGCCTACGAAAAGCTTTGGATTATGAGGATGACTGGAAAGCTGCCCTCAGATGACGAACTCGATCAGGCTAGAATCGATGCCTTCTACCGTTACCTGAATCGCGGAAAGACCGCCGACGATGCAGAGATGGAGGAATTTGTACGCGGCTTCCTCTTCGACCCAAACAAGTTCTTCCTCGGCAAGATAGGCCGCGATTCGTTTGTGCGAAAGCTCGGCGCGCGAGCGGACGACCCTGGTGACGACGAGTTCGCGCTTAACAAGAGCGACCTCGAAAAGATCGTCGACTGCATCGTCCATCCCGAGAGCTACCACGACTCCAAGGACTACCCCGCCTCGCCGGCGTTCGATATCCCCGAGCAGCTTTCGGAGAAACGGGTGAAAAGGTGCGGGGACTTTCTCAAGGATGCCCTTTTAGATGCCCTACGAAGCCAATTCCGGGGGATGCGCATCAAGGAGGAGGAATCCGGGAGTGAAGGAATCGACCTTATGGCCGCCCTATACGATGGCGGGCGAAGGATGACGCGAAAAATCAGAAGCGATTTCAACGACAACTCGCTCCTGCAGTCGCTAGACCAGTGCAACCCACTCTCTGGCCTGGCGCAAAAGCGGCGACTGAGCTGCTTTGGCCCCGGCGGGCTGTCGAGCAAGAACACGCCTGAAGAGGCGAGGCTCGTCGAGCGGTCGCATTACGGGCGCATATGCCCCATCGAGACCCCCGAGGGGCAGAAGGTGGGAGTAGTCACAAGCCTCGCACTATACGCCAAGGTCGATGGCGAGACGGGAGCCATCGAAGCTCCATTCCGCATCTTGCACGACGACGAGTTGAGTGGGAAGACGGAAGGCGACATCGCTTGGTTCTCTGCAGCGGACGAAGATGACGAGGTGGCATTCATTGCCGAGGCAACTGACGAAGGGGCGGAAAGCGTCTCGTGCCGGGCGCCGCGAGTATATGCCGCCGATTTGTGGGGGCGGGATCACTATGGGTTGCCGATTGCAAGGCCTCGAGCCGACACAAGGTACATGGATGCCGCGAAAGGCCAGCTGTTCTCCATCTCGGGATCCCTCATACCTTTCGTAGATCACGACGACGGACACCGCGCCCTCATGGGTTCAAATATGCAACGCCAGGCTATTCCTCTGCTTTATCCACAAGCTCCGTATGTGGGCACGGGCCAGGAAGGGCGCGTCGCAGCCGAATGCGGAGACATCCCTCTCGCAGAGGAAGCGGGGACGGTTGTATACGCTGATGCCAAGAAAGTCGTGTACAAAACCGATGGCGGCAAGGCCAACGAAGTGCGTCTATCTTCTTTTGTGAGGACCAGCAAGGGTGGCACTATAAACCTACGTCCGCTCGTAAGAAAGGGAAATAGGGTTAGCAAGGGACAGGCTCTGGCGGACGGTTATGCGACAGATCACGGCGAGCTGGCCCTCGGGGCGAACCTTCTAGCCGCCTACATGTGCTGGAAAGGCTACAACTACGAGGACGGCATCGTGTTGAGCCAACGCGTGCTCGACGAGGACATCCTCACCAGCGTCCACATCCACGAGTTCAACATCGAGCTGCGCGACACCAAGTTTAAAAAGAAGGAGGCCGATGGCAGGGTCAAGGCTTTCAGCGAGCATGTCCAAGAAGGTATTGAGAAGAGTTTTGGGGTGGCGGGAAGGAATCTCGATGAAACTGGTTTAGTTAGGCTTGGTGCAGAGGTAGTCCCTCATGACGTACTCGTCGCCAAGGTTACTTATGAACCGAAGACCGAGATTTGCCCGACAAACGTCTTCTTGAAAGCGGTGAAAAAAGGGGGTGTGACCAGAGAATACTCCTCCTGCCTATCGAATAGCGCGATTGAATGCGTTCCAAGTATAGAGCCCTTTACCGTGCCCAACGGAATTAGCGGAACCGTGATAGGTGTGGACAGGAAACCGAGTTCCGATTACGGCATCAACGAGGTCATAACCGTGCGGATTGCACAGACGCGCAAGGTCGAAGTCGGCGACAAGCTCGCCGGGCGGCATGGCAACAAGGGTGTCATCAGCAAGATTCTGCCCATCCATGAGATGCCCTTCTTGGCTGATGGTACCCCTATCGACATCATTCTGAACCCGCTGGGCGTGCCATCACGGCTAAACGTGGGGCAACTCTACGAGTGCGCAGTGGGATGGGCAGCCAAACGCGGGGGGAAAGCAGACCCCGACGGCAAGCCCAAACCCCTGCGCTTCGCATGCCCGCCGTTCGACGGGCCGAGTAAAAACGACATCGATGCACTTATAGACGCGGCGAACGGCAATGTGGAGGCGCAATTCCCCGATCGGTCGTTCGCTCCCATAATGAAGGACGGCAAGGTCGATCTCTACGACGGCAGGACCGGAGCCAAGTTCGAGACTCCTGTCGCGGTGGGATACGCCTATATGATGAAACTCGACCACATGGTCCAGGACAAGATGCACGCACGCTCCACCGGCCCCTACAGCCAGACCGAATGCCAGCCCCTCAAAGGCCGCAGCCACAAAGGAGGCCAACGCCTGGGCGACATGGAGGGCTGGGCCATCGAGGCTTACGGCGCGAGCGAGCTCCTGCACGAGATGTTCACCGCCAAATCGGATTCGAGGCGGGCACGCGACGACATGGAGACGCTTGCCACCAGGAAGCAGAGGCCTCGCGAGACCGAGAAGCAAAAACGCCTGCCGGAATCGACAGAGGCTTTCCTGATGTACCTCAGGGCGCTTTGCCTAAAGCCTATATACTCAGAAGAGGATTCAACATTCTCTCTTGCCTACGCCCGGAAAAAGGACATGATGAAAGACGGCGGGGATGTTGGAGAACCGAGTGACGGATCTGGAGGGTGGCCAGCTACTTCCAATGTCTGCGAATTCAGATTGCTCGACTTCACGCATACGATTCCTGTGAAGGTCAGAGGGGGGTTGCTAGACGAATCGATATTCGGTGCATGCGAGGGCCCCGATAAGGTCGATCCCGAGGAGAGGCGTGCGCACATGGGCCATATCGAGCTCTCCATCGACGACGATTATCCCATCTACCACCCTTGGTTCCTCACGAAAAGGAAGATTCAGCTCATCGATGGCGAGCCGGCGACGATTGAGTGGCTGCCCGTCCTGCCGGCAGAACTCAGGCCCGTTACCGAGATGAACGGCGGGTTCTACACCTGCGCAGACCTCAACATCCTCTACCGCAATGTCATCATGCGTAACGACACCGTCAGAGAGCTCCGCAAGCTGAAGGCTGAACTCGAAAAACAGTATGAAATTGGCGAGTCGGGATCTAGCGACCTGAACAGGATTTTCGTTGACAAAGCCGAAGCTACTGGAACAGGCGACCTTATCGGCCAGGCTATGCGCGCCTTGCAGCTGGCGGTCGACCAACTCATCGACAACAAGCGTTGCGAGATTGAGGCAAAGGATAAGAATGGAAGAATCTACGATTCCCTGACCTCTAAGATCTCCGGAAAATACGGAATCATTCGCAAATGCCTGCTGGGCAAACGTGTCGACTATTCCGGACGTTCGGTGATAGCGCCCGACCCGAAGCTCGCATTCGACGAGTGCGGCCTGCCCTATGAGATGGCAAAGGAGCTCTTCAGGCTTCAACTCATCAGAGCATGGCTCGAAGACGGCGAATGTCATGGAGACGAGCGGCAAGCCAAACAGCGCATCGACGATTTGTCAGACGTGTGCATGAAAAAGAACGAGGCAAAGCTCAAAGACATCCTCGCCAATTCACTCGTCCTGCTCAACCGTGCCCCGACACTTCACAGGATGGGAATCCAGGCATACAAGCCAGTTCTCACGAGCAAGGACGAGAAGGCCATTAGGCTTCATCCCCTTGCCTGCAGCGGTTTTAACGCGGATTTCGACGGAGACACGATGGCCGTATATGCGCCAGTTGGAGAAGAGGCCTGTTCGGAGGCCCGCGAACTCATGCTCGCATCCCTCAATATACTCTCCCCCGCGAACGGAAAACCGCTCGCAGCGCCGAGTCAGGACATGGTGATAGGACTCTATTCTGAAACCGCAACTCAGCCAGATCGAGACAAGCTGTTCAGGCAAATCTGGGAGGGAGAGCCCTGGCCCTGGGAAGACGAAGATTCAAGTAAAGTGAGGAAAGATCTCGATAATGCTGTCAGCAAGTTCTGGGAGCAGGTCAGCAAGGCCAAGGAGCAGGAAGACGCCCCGACAGCGGTCGATGAAATCATAATGTCGGTGACGATAGTCGATCGCTTGGATAAGAAAAAGTGCGCTGAATACGTCGGAAAGATTTGTCGTGCCTTTACACGCATGGGGCTGCAAGTTTCAGATGCTGCGCCTGTGCTCAACGGGCTGATGTGGCTCGGCTTCAAGTATGCGACAGTTTCTGGCCTAACGATTTCATATGCCGACCTCATGCTTTCTGAACAAGAACGTGCCTGGATTAGCAATTTCGAAAAAGCGGATGGGTCATGCCCTACCAACAACCCTATTCTTGAAATAGCCGAATCTGGGGCGCGCGGCAAGCCTAAGCAGATTAGGCAGGTAGTCCTCGAGCGAGGGTTAATGGGCGGATCTTACGGCGAAGAGATAAAGTCCCCGGTTAATAATAGCCTTGCCGATGGCATGGACCCCAATGAATATTGGGTTACTGTCTACAGTTCAAGACGCAAAGTCATGGACACTGCGCTCGGAACGGCGATTTCTGGCGAGCTGGCACGCACCATGGTTAATGCCGTTCAAGATATCATAGTTACCAGAGATGATTGCGGAACGAACGAGGGGAGAGTATTCGAGCTCGCCGCAGAGATGAAGGACGACGAGCTCGAGGGCCTTATCGGCCGATATCTGGCAGTCGAGGTGAGCGTTGCCGACGAAACTTACGGACCTGGCACATGCATAGAATCAATCCATTTCTTAAGGGAGCTCATCAAAGGCGGTGTTCGCTCAATCGTGGTGAGGTCGCCTCTGGCTTGCATAGAACGCACCGAGGGCGCACGCGGCGTTTGCAGCAAGTGCTGCGGTTGGGATCTTTCGAAACATAGAGATTCGAAAGTCGGTGCTGCTGTGGGCATCGTAGCCGCGCAGTCGCTCAGCGAGCCTGCAACGCAGCTGACCCTGAGCAGTTTCCACGGAGGAGGCGCTGCGGGCAGCGGCATCACAGAAGGCCTGCCGAGGATCAAGGAACTCCTGTATGCCCGCAAGCTAGACGACGAGTCCAAAGCTCATCTCTCAAGCGTTGCTGGTATCGTGAAAGAGATTACAAGGGATTCGGCAGACGGTTGCGAAGTCTTGCACATTCAGCCAGATGACGGAACCGAGCCAAAGGAGGTAAGACTGCCTACCGGTTCGAAATTGCTCGACCACATTAAAATCGATGAGCATATATGCGTCGGCGACCCATTAACAAAAGGTGCAATAACCTTGCACAATATGCTCAACGCGGGCATGGACAAGCTAGCGATTGCCGAGTACATCATAGGAGAGCTAAAGAAGCAGCTGGAATCGAACGGCATTGACGTTGATGACCGGCATCTCGAGTTGATAGTGTCCGAGATGCTGCGAGACGTGGGCGACGAAGAACAAGATAACGGGGAAAAGAAGAAAGCCGGGACGATTTACGGAATCGGCCATCTGGCAAAACACCCCCACGAGAGGAAATGCGATTCCGAGTCGGGCTCCTTCCTCGGCGCTGCGGCGGTCGAGGGCACCCGCTCCGTATTGGCCAAGGCAATCTGCTCAGCCGATGGCGGGGTGGCCGTAGACCATCTGATCGGTCTCAAGGAGAACCTGATTCTCGGACGACGTGTCCCCGTAGGTACGGGATATAAACGAACAGCATCAGCAGTCGAGGAAAGCCCGGAGGTTTAGCGATGAGCGCCGAATCACCCGATAGCGGAAATCTTCCTTATGAGCACATGGGCGACGGCCCCGGAGCAAACACCGCCAGGTTCAGGTTCAAGAGCGACCTGGACATCGCCGACGTCAACGAGCTTCGCAGGATCATGCTCGGCGAGCTTGGCGGCATTGCAATCAGGGCCTTCGGAATCAAGGTCAATGTCGGCGGAAAGGGCGAAGAAACAATTCTCCACCGGTACTGCGCCATAGACAATGTCAGGGAAGATACAGCAACGCTCATCCGCAACTTGCGTCATGTCGTAGTTGAGAACGCCAGGTACAAGCCGGGAACCGCCTACGGGGAGGAATACGTTTTCGACGCCTCCGACTTCGATGAGGACGAAACTGAACTGGAAGTCGACTGCGGGAAGCTCGTCGAAAAGAACCCCGCCGTGCGCTTCGTCAACGAAAACCAGCCCGTGATGACCCTCGTCAGGGAAACGTGCGACCAGGATATAGAGCTTACACTCAGGCTGTTCTTCGACGACAAACCAGGCTTCCAGAGTTTTGAGGAAAACGAGTATCCTAGTGATTCTTTCGACGTTATTCCTATCGACGCGCAGCACTCCCCTGTGATCCGCTGCGCATTTCACAAGGACGAGGCGAGCCGGTGCGTACTTGCGGAGATTGAAACCAACGGAGCTATGACGCCAGAAGACGCCCTCAAGAACGCATTCCTGCAATCTTCGAACTTCAGCTTGCTCATGATGTAGGAAAAGCCCAGATCTCACTGACTTACTCCAGCGAACCCGAACAACTTGAGTTGAGAATAGGCCCGATGTCATCAGAGGCATCGGGCTTTCTGCTTTTTTAGAAAGCCTGTCCTGGTCGCGCGAGCTGATGGGGCCTGGCATCGCCAGACATACGAGCATGCTGAACAGGAATTCTTTCGTTTAGCCGCATCGCGGACATAGTAATTCCGAGCGCCAATGCACGAGTAGGGACAATCTACCCATAGGAGGATGCCCCAGCGGAGCTGGCGGCGCCAGCCCCGCTGGAGGCCTTGCCTCCATAAGCGATGGCTATCGAGGAACGCCCGGAATCGAGGTGATTCACTACCAGGGCATGCATAAATTCGGACACGAGACAACAGAGGAGGTGATCGCATGTCGCAGAAAGGACCCATCGGGGATGAGGAAGAGGTCTTGGTGATCATCCATCACTAAGGAAGCGAGGAGGAAAAACATTGAATGCTATCGAGGGGGAGCCATGCCGGTTCCCCCTCGGCATTCCGGGAAAGATGGCGGATGCTCGTACTCCGCCGCAAAACAACTGCCGTCATTGCGCGCACCGCAAAGGACAAAGGAGAGAACAATGGAAAAAGTGATCGTCTTCGTGGATTACGCGAACATCAACCGCTCGGCACAGGACGCCGGCATCGACATCGACTACGGGGCTCTGCTCGGCTACTTGGCAGACCCAAACGAGGGGCGCTTCCTGCAGGAGGCTTTCGCCTACGTGCCCGTGGACCCGCGGCAGGACCATGCGATGGACCAGAAGATTCAAGAGCTGTGGGATCAGGGCTTCGTCGTGAAGCCCAAAGTTGGGACCATCGCGGGACAGACATACAAGTGCGACTTCGACGTCGAGATAACCCTCGACATGGCTAGGGCGGCTTTCAACATGAATCCCGACATCGTCGTTCTCGTGAGCGGGGACTCGGACTTCGTCCCCGTCGTTCTAGAACTGCGCAACAAGGGAATTCGAGTGGAAGTGGCGTCGTTCGGTCGCTCGATGTCGAGCCTGCTTCGCCATCGTTGCTCGGGCTACATCAACCTCGACCTGCTCGTGGATGATTCCGGGGGCTCGGACGATGGTTGGTGGAACGATGAAACAGAGCTTGAGGGCTTCGGCGACGAATCCGCCATCGAGTACGAACCAATTTTGATCGAAGAAGAGGCCGACATCGTGGACCTGAACTACGAGGTGCCCGAATCGCGTTAGCAAGCAAGATAAAGCAAGAGGAAACGACGCGGCCGAAGGCCGCAGGAAAGGAGCCGACCATGGCAATCCAATTCAACAACGGACAGATCGTAAACGGAAAGCGCATCAACCTGCCCTCGAGCGCGACGGCGATGGACATCGTCCGCGCCTCCGGGCGCCCCGCGGACCTCGGCTCGCGGGCGGTGGTGCGCGTGGGCCAGAGGGGCAACGAGCGGCTGAAGCCCGGC